GCAAGTCCACGTACATCACCTGGTCAGCCGACCGACTGGTGATGCCGACGATTGATGGCTCTCCGTCATCGGGCGGGATCATCACCGTCGCGGGGTTGGATTCGAATATCCGTGGTCAGCAGCACACACGGATGGATGGCACGATTATTCGCCCGTCGCTGGTCATTCTCGACGATCCGCAGACTAGGCAATCGGCGAACTCGCCGGCGCAGACCCGCCACCGCCTCTCCATCCTCAACGGCGATGTACTCGGCCTCGGGGGTCCGGGGGTGAAGATGGCGGGCTTCATGACCTGCACGAAGATTTACCACGACGACCTGGCGGACCAGATCCTCGACCGCACCAAGAATCCCGAGTGGCAAGGCGAGTGCACCAAGCTCGTCTACAAGTTCCCCGAGTCACCCGAGGCAGAGAAGCATTGGGACCAGTATGCACAACTCCGTGCCCAGTCCCTGCGCGAAGGCAACGACGGTTCGGAGGCCACCACCTACTACGAAGAAAACCGCGATGCGATGGACGAAGGCAGCGCCGTGGCCTGGCCGGTTCGCTTCAACCATGACGAGGTCAGCGCGCTACAGCACGCGATGAACCTCAAGCTGCGCGATGAGCCTGCGTTCTTTGCCGAGTATCAGAACGAGCCCGTCGCCGAGCAAAGCGACGAGGACGTGCTCACCCCCGACCAGGTCGCCGAGCGCATCAACGGCCGCCCCCGGAAACATGTGCCGCTGGAATGCACGCGTCTCACCGCGTTTATCGACGTGCATGACAAGGTGTTGTTCTATGTGGTGTGTGCCTGGGCAGAAGACTTCACCGGCTATGTCATCGACTACGGCACCTACCCCGACCAGAAGCGATCACTCTTCTCGCTGCGCGATGCGAAGAAGACGATGGGGGATCTGATGCCCGGCGCGGGGGTGGAGGGCGCGGTACAGGCGGGGCTTGACCAATTGGCGACAACGCTGCTCACGACGGACTACCCGCAAGGTGAAGGTGCGATCCGCATCGAACGCTTGCTCATCGACTCGGGTTACCTTCCGGGGGTCGTGGCCAACGTCTGCCACAAACTCCCCGGTGCCGGCGCAGCCATGCCGTCCAAGGGTGTGGGGATCAAGGCGGGCAACAAGCCCATGGCCACCTACCGGCGTCGTCCCGGCGAACGCCATGGTCATCACTGGTACGTCCCCAACGTCTCGAAGACCAGTGAGTTCCGGCACGTGCAGATCGATACGAACTACTGGAAGAGTTTTCTTCATGCTCGACTGGCGGTAGCCCCGGGTGATCGCGGTGCGTTGACGCTCTTCGGCGACACACCATCTCGTGGATCGGCCCACCGACTGTTTGCCGACCACGTTGCGGGTGCTGAGTTCTGGACACGCACCCAAGGACACGGTCGGATGGTTCAGGAGTGGGCGATCCGCCCGAGCCGGCCCGACAACCACTGGTTCGACTGCCTGGTCGGCTGCGCCGTCGCCGCTTCGATGGGCGGGGTCAAGCTAGGCGTTGAGACGATTGGTGCCCCGCGTAAACCCAGGATGAAGCTTTCAGAACTGCAGGCGAGCCGACGATGAATACCAGCCCACCGTCTGTTGAGAAGGATGCACAAGACCCCGGACCCGGCCTTGCATGCCCCAAATGCGGGTGTAGGCACCTGCCGGTCTGGTACACCCGGAACCGCCCCGGGCACATCCTCCGAGTCCGCAAATGCCGCCATTGCGGGCGGCGTATCACAACACGAGAGCGGTTTTAGACAATTTTTTCACCATTTTATAGACCAAGGGCAATATAGACGATAGACTATATTGATGGCCGAGTGGGACGTTGAATTCACGGACGAATTCGAGGCGTGGTGGACCACGCTCTCCGAAGACGAGCAGGACGCGATTGATGCGAGTGTCCAGTTGATCGAGACCATCGGTCCGCAACTGGGGCGGCCCCACGCCGACACGTTGGAAGGCTCGCGTCACGCCAATATGAAGGAACTTCGGACCCAGTGCCAAGGACGGCCGCTGCGGACGCTCTTTGCGTTCGACCCCCGACGCGCCGCGATCTTGTTGATCGGCGGCGACAAGACAGGAGATGGTCGTTTTTACGAACGAATGATCCCCGAGGCTGACCGCCTCTACGACGAGCACCTGGCCGAACTAAAAAAGGAAGGCCTCATCTGATGGCACGCAAATTCAACGAACTCCGTGAAAAAATGTCGCCCGAGCGCCGCGCAAAGAGCACACTCATGGCCCAAGAGATGATGGCCGAGATGCTCTTAGGTGAAATCCGCAAGCAGACGGGTCTGACCCAGGTGGACCTCGCAGAACGACTGGGTATCACCCAGCCCACGCTGTCCAAGCTTGAATCGCAGGACGATATGCAGCTCAGCACGCTGCGTCGGATCATCGAGGCGCTCGGCGGTGATCTGGAAGTAATCGCACGCCTGCCCGGTGATAAGACCGTCAAGCTCGGCCAGTTCCACGGGCATGCGCAGATGGCGTAAGTCCCGAGATCACAAAGCAAGACAAAGAGGCACACACTTATTCATAGGTGTGTGCCTTTTTTCTAATCGAAAATCCAGCGACGGCCATGCATAAGCTCCAGGTGTTCCATATCTGGAACAAATTCTGTATTGCGCTTTGTCACGTGCGCAACCTCGTCAACTAAGGCATAGGTGACCCGTAGGGACCACTCCTCACTGGGACACTGCCTTGCCTGAATCGACCCCAACCGATCCGCTGGATCAGACCATCCACGACAACGCCGCTGGCCCAGCCAAGGCAAGCGTGGATGGTCAGTCTGTCGAGCAACACAGCATTGCCGATCAGATCGCGGCGGACCGCTATCTCGCGTCCAAGCAGGCCACGCGTAAGGCGGGCCTGGGGATCAAAACCACCAAACTCATTCCACCGGGGACCGCGTAATGCTGATGCGTTGGCGATCACCCCGGAAGTCCAAGGCCAAAGCGAACGTGTCGCATGACCGTTCGTACCGCGTCGTTCGAGCCAAGTTCGACGCGGCGCAGACGACCGACGAGAACCGTCGGCATTGGGCCAATGCGGACCTGCTCAGCCCGGATGCCGCGGCGTCGATGGATGTGCGGGCGATCCTGCGCAGCCGAACGCGCTACGAAGTGGCCAACAACTCGTATGCCCGGGGCATCGTCCTCACGCTGGCCAACGACACGATCGGCACCGGCCCGCGTCTGCAGATGCTGACCGAGGACCCCGCCGCGAACGCTGCCGTCGAGCAGGCATTCATGCGCTGGGCCCGCGCGATCAATCTCCCTGAAAAACTTCGCACCATGCGGATGGCCCGCGCCGAATCCGGTGAAGCCTTCGCCATCCTGACGCGCAATCCCTCGATCGCTGGTCCGGTTCAACTGGACCTGAAGCTAGTCGAGGCCGACAAGGTCACCACACCCCCGTCTCGCCGCTCCTTCGAAGACGACGCGGTCGATGGCATCGAACACGACCGTTTCGGCAATCCCACGCATTACCACGTACTCAAGCAGCACCCCGGCGGTGGCGGCTTTGATGACGAAGTTGATCGTGTATCAGCCGATTCGGTCATCCACCTCTATCGCGTCGAACGCCCTGGCCAGAGCCGGGGTATCCCCGAACTCACCCCCGCGCTGCCGCTCTTTGCACAACTGCGACGTTATCGCCTAGCCGTCCTCGCGGCCGCAGAGACCGCCGCCGACTTCGCACTGACGCTCTACACCGATGCGCCGCCCAACGGCGAGCCGGATGCGGTCGAGCCGATGGACGTGTTCGAGCTCGAAGCTCGCATGGCAACCACGTTGCCACAGGGCTGGAAGCTCGGGCAGGTCAAGGCCGAGCATCCGAGTACGAACCACGTCGAGTTCGTCAAGTCGATCCTGGCCGAAATCGCGCGGTGCTTGAACATGCCGTTCAACGTCGCTGCGGGTAACAGCTCGGGCTACAACTACGCCTCGGGTCGGCTGGATCACCAGACCTATTACAAGGCGATCCGGGTCGATCAGACCCACATCGCTTCAAACGTACTTGATGCCATCTTCCGGGCCTGGCTCAACGAGGCGATCCTCGTCACGGACCTGCTGCCGCGCTGGATGCGCACCGCCGACTTCAACACGCTGGACCACCAGTGGTTCTGGGACGGCAACGAGCATGTGGACCCGGCCAAGGAAGCCAACGCTCAATCCACGCGCCTATCTAGCCACACCACCACGCTCGCCAACGAGTACGCCAAACAAGGACGCGACTGGGAGACCGAACTCCGCCAACGCGCGAAGGAAGTGGCTCTGGTTCGTGAACTGGGTCTAACAGAAGCCCAATCTCAGCCTGCAGGTGTCGCCTCGGAACTCGATCCAGAGATGGAGGAGGAAGACGATGCCTGAGCATCCAAACACCCTCACGCTCACCGCACCATGCGAAATCACCGCAGCACAAACTGCGGGCGACACTGATCCCAATTCCGGGGTGCCGCGTCGCTTCTCAATGACCGCCTACACCGGCGGGCCAATGACGCTGGCGGGCTGGCGCTATCCGGTTGTCGTGGACCTCGCGGGCCTGAACACCGGCGACAGCGCTCGTCCCATCTTCCTCGGCCATCAGCAGGACGTGGACGACCTGGTCGGGCAGACCGACCACATCGAGATCGTCGAAGGCCAACTAGTGGCATCTGGCGATGTACTCGGCGACTCACCCCGCGTGCAGCGTGTGATCGCGCTGGCGGACAAGGGCTTCCGCTGGCAGGCATCCATCGGTGCGCAGGCCCAGAAGGTGGACTTCATCAAGGCGGGGCAGAACGTGGTCGTCAACGGCCGCACGTTCGATGGCCCGCTCAACGTCGCCCGCCAATCCATCCTCGGTGAGATCAGCTTCGTGCCGCTGGGTGCAGACACCCAAACCTCGGCGCTGATCGCCAATCAATCAAACAAGCAACCCAACAAGGAACTCCCTATGGAATTCACCCAATGGCTACAAGACGGCGGCTTCGATCCCGAAGCATTGTCTGACGATCAAACCAAGACCCTCCGTGCTTCGTTCGATGCACAGCAGCAAGACACCGATACTTCGGTCGCTGTCGTTGATGACGATGAAGACCCCGCCCAGCGTCTGCGTGCTTCGGCCGCAAACGAACTGCGTCGCCAGTCGCGCATCCTCGAAGTCTGTGGCAGTGCCCATCAGGCCATCGCCGCGCAAGCGATCGAAGAGGCGTGGGACGAAACCAAGACCGAACTCGAAGTGCTGCGAGCCTCGCGGCCGTCCTCACCCACGCCGGGCGGCGCGACCGACAAGTCGCCCGACCAAGGCGTGCTGA